CTGAAAAAACATAAAGAATTCTATTTGTGCCAATTGCGGAATATTTTATCCCAACATTATTATCCCAGTTATGTATTGCTCTTGCAGCACCGGTTAACTTATTGCTACCTAATTGTTCCCAACCCCCTATTTTTTCAGGAGAGCCATATCTAAAACGTACATTGTCGCCGTCAAACCATTGCCCTTCGGCACCGGTCTCTGTAACTTGTTTATTGAACCCTGGAGCAAAACCTAGTTTTTGTAGCATAATAACCTCATTATATAGGTTTTTAGTTATTTTAACAGTATTAAAAACAAATGTCTAGCGGTTAAATGTAAACCAACCAGTTATGATATATTTTTCATGTGTTTTGGATATTTGTCCTTTGTGGGTATGTGTGAAATCAGTAGGCCATATTAACGTTAAACCTTTCTTTGCTGGCACAGTTAATTTTTGATATTTAAACATAGTTCCGCCACCAGGCACATCATTTAAAAATGTCATAAAAACTAACATTCTAGTTATATCTGATAAACCTCCTCGTTCAGAATGCCATTTTTTAAAACCTCCTTTAGGTTTATAATACTGTATATTGTAGTCATCATTAATATTAAACTTGTCAAAATTATTAGGTTCTGGGTATCTAACTAAATATTGTTCTAAACAATCTTGCAGTCTATCTCGATAGCTTTTAAAAGGAGGTGAAAATTGTTGTGTACTTATTGGTAAATCTAAAGAATCTTTTACTTTTTTATTTATTCGTCTTCCTCCATAGTTAAACACATGTCCCTTGCTTTTAAATTTATCAGGAGTGTTTTTAAAATATTTTATAATATTATTACATGTAGGTTTATCAATAAACCAGCCTCCTATAAAACTATCAAACGGTAATTTATATTCTTTCATTTTTTTACTATAATGTTCCATTCAAGACTGTTTATTAATTCATGTAAATTAACATCTTTTAATTTATTGTCTTTTATATAAGTATGTAATTCTTCTATATCTAATATAACCCATTCATTTTTTAAATTAAAAACCATTTTTTCTGCTTTATTTTTAAAGCTGCCTATTTTTTCATAATAGTTTCCACTTCTTTTAATAATATCAGTTATGTCAAATTTATATGATTTATTAGAATGTTTTTTTAACATTCCTTTTATATGCCATCCTTCAAATTTTTTAGGGTATTCGATTTTAGTTAGATACTTTTTAAATTTTTGTTTTGTCGACATTGTTTCTACCTTTAAACCACTCAGGTAAACCTATGTGTTCTCTACCATCAAATTTATTATTGTCTTTATCATTTTCTCTATTGTAATGTAAAAACACTTGTACACATGCTTCTCCAGTAAACGGTTCTCTCCAATGTTCTAAATCACAACCACTATACATAAGCATGTCTCCATGATTTAAATTAATTTTAGTCCCTTTTTGATTATTTTTTCCAGAAGGTTCTAAAAATATTGGCCATTTATCTCCTCCCAAACTAAGAGTAGCAGAAATTTCACAACTTTTTCTGTCCTTATGTCGTTCAAGAACATCCCCTTTTTTATATATTCTTGCATAGGAATAAGTAGGAACTAATTTCATGCCGGATTTTTTTTCCATTTTAGGTAACAACCCTAACAATAAAGTTTCCATAGCAATGTCAGCATAGTGTGAGTAAGTATTTGGAATTTGTGAATCATTCCATACCCCATAGTCTGGTTGAAAAATAGATATATAATTATTTTTAAGCATTGTCATATGCGTTTGTCTTTTAATGCAAAAATAATCTGAAACAAAATGGGCCAGTACTTCTGGAACTGCTTGTTTAATTACCTGATATTTTTTCTTTTTAAAACTCATTAAAAATAATTAATATTTATATTAACTCTAATTTTACTATCGCTACATTGTGAACTTTTATGTTCAATACTTGGGTCAAATAAAACTATCCTATTTGCTTTCGGTTCTACTTTTTTATCTGATTCTTTAAAATATGTAAAGCCATTATTATCATTGATATATAATATACAACCTTTATGTTTATACGAAAAATCAGTGTGGAAATTATTATATTTAATTTTATTTGATTTTGTGTGTAGGTTTCCTTTTACCCTAATCAAACTTTTTATTTCTAGTTTATTTAATAAATTGTCTAACATAGTAAAAAAAACACTTTGTGGTTTTAAATCTTTATAAAAACTATGTGTAAAATAAAATTTATTTTTCTCATCTTCATGAGATACGTAATCAGAATAAAACCAAGGAAAATTATTACTGATCATACACGATTGAATTTTATTAAATTCATCTTTATCTAAAAAGTTATCTATTACTTCAATGGCCATCCGCAAGTCCAAATTACTAAACTATATCTTGTTCCTTTTTTTACTGGTGTTACTCTGTGCCATACCCAAGAAGGGAAAACAATTATTGATCCTTTTTTTATATCATTAACTGTATGTATTGGTTTTGGTTTTTTTGGATGTTCATTTCTATAATCAAATTGAAGATCCCCGCCTTCAAATTTATTTGGATCTGATAGACACACCGTAACAGATAATTTTCTAGTTTTTCCTTTTTCAAATCCTTCAGAAGTATAAGGCGCTCCCCAAGAATCACTATGCCAATCGTAAAAATCATTTTTACCATATTTAGTAAACTGACAATTTTCTGAATAATGTGTTTCATAATTCCAACCTGCTTCTACATTAGCATTTGCTATAAACGGATGTACTTCTTTGTATATCCAGTTATCTTCCATCCAAATAATGTTAGATTTTCTAATGTTATTTAATTTCTTTGTTTCTTTTTTACTTAAAGGATATTTTACAACATCTCTGTCATGACCAAAATCTCCTGTAATAGCCGTCCGTTGTTGATTCTTTTTTAATTCTGCATTTTTAATAATCTCATCACAGACTCTTTCTGGAAGTCCTCTTTTAAAGACCCAACAGTAATTAAAACTATTATTCATCAAACTATGTTATATGCAATAGTTAAATACGTATTTGTTTTATTAGAAGTATTTCTAGTAAAAAAATATTTTAGTGTAGAAGGAAAAATAATATATTCATTATTTTTTAAATCAATTTGAAAAAAATTGTCTTTTAGTCTTTTGTTTGGATACTCAATTATTAATTGTTGTGAATACCTTTCAACATCGATTGCATAAATACATGTGTAGTCAGGGGAGTTAGATAAATTTTGTTTATCAATTAAATCTTTACTAATAGAACTTTCTTTTTCTTTAAATATATTTCCAAAATTAAAATTATTAACAAGACTTACTTCGTGTTTTAATCTAAAATTTTCCATTAAATATGTATTCAACATAGTAAACGCTTTGCCATTTAACATTTCATAATCAAATGGATTACTTATTACAAAAGAATTTTTAAAACATTTATCTTCAATTACAGAAGACAGTAAATTTGATTTTAATTCATCTCTGTTAATTTCAAAATATTTTGGCATATCTACTGTTCCAAGATATGTATCTATTTCACTTAATACTTTCTTATGCATAGTTTTTAAATAATATATAACAACTTATTATATAGTCAATTTAAAAAATAATTGTGTTTTTAATCCATTCTTGATTGTCCTCATTCCATGCGTAAAAATCTGAAAGAACTGTTCCAGTAGAATCTGTATAAGTTGTATTTGGCATAGGAATAGGTGCTTCCCATAACCCTGTAGTAGTGTTTAAAGTCCAACTTGCGTAAGGTTGTGTTTTATGAAAAATTAAATTTGTTGAATCCCATTTATCACCAATACCAGGATAGTTTGCTCTGAAGGGTGTACCACCTAATAAATGAACATTAGCTCTAGTATTATATGAACATTGAATCCATTTATCTGCAGGCCAATTATTGTGTGTTTCTAAATAAGTTTGACCTTCAGCTTCCGTGTTAGCGTCAGAATTATCAACAGCTAATACCGTAAGCACTTCGTTGTCATCATTTATTTTTGCAAAGTGTGCCATTATTGAAATTTATACCTTATCATTACTATTCCGGATCCGCCGTTACCGCCGCCACCGGCACCACTTCCTCCTACTTTATCGCCACCGCCGCCACCGCCTGTATTTCCAGTACCTGGATTACCTGCGGGAGCTCCAGAAGCTCCGCCGCCTCCAGCTCCTCCTGTGGCATTACTAGCATATATTTCACCGCCGCCGCCACCGCCGCCGCCAAAATATCTTCCTGGTGATGGTCCTGGAGTTCCATAACTAGGTGCTCCTGGTGATGACCCCATGATTGCCCACGGTGCACCATCTGCTCCATTTCCTCCTTTAGAACCATTTCCATTTCCTCCGGTTCCGACTAATGAACCACCGCCACCACTACCTAATCCAGGTGTAGAATTTGAACCGGTTCCACCATTGTTACCTTGTGGAGGTGATGTTGGTGGAGTATTACCAGATCCTCCAGCAGGATTTTGACCACCATGGTTCATGACTCCTCCGCCACCAGATCCTCCAGCGTTTGCTCCACCTGCGTTACGGTTACCGCCACCACCTCCTCCTGCTGAACTAATTGGAAAAGCTGATGAAGTAGATCCTTGTGCTCCTGTTCCTGGTCCTCCGGGTCCTCCACCACCGACTGTAATTGGATAGCCTGTAGCTGGAACTGTTATACCTGTGTTAACTGCTGCTCCTGGACCTGAATAAAGTTGATCAGATGCACGAGTTCCTCCTGCACCGCCCGCACCGCCGTATTGACTTCCTGCACCACCACCACCGGCTTGAACTAAATAATCTACGTTTGTATTATCGGCACCACCAACCCCTGCAGCATTAACTGTAAAAGTTCCTGGACCTGTAAAAACATGAATTTTGTAATCACCATCTGTAAGAGTGGCGTTTCCTCCTGAAGCACTAATGAAACTAGCTTTTGTAGCTCCTCGAAAATCACCTACCGTAATTGCTCCTGAACTAGGTATAGGACCATTAGGTGCGGGTGAAGCAGATGGTACTAAAGGACCACCTGAATAATATTCTGATATTGAAATTGGATTTGATCCGCCAAACTCAGTTTGGATTCCTGTTAATTTAGTATTCGTAGTAGGAACAGCCATTACTTAATTCCTCTTATTTGATAAACTGTCTACCTTGTCTTGTAATTGTTTAACTGCTTCTATCAATAAACAAGTAAGTCTATCATATTTAACTGCTTTTACACCATCAGCTCTTTGAGCAACAGCTTCTGGTAATACTTTTTCTACTTCTTGGGCTATGACACCTACATCTTTTTTTCTTACAAAGTAACCGTCTTCGCCACCTCTTTGATCAAGATAAGATTTTTTCCAATCGAATAAAACTCCATTTAATTTTTTTACGGCTTCTAATGCATTTGGAATATTTACAATATTTTCTTTAAGTGCAATGTCTGAAGAATAGAAAGCAGTTACATCATTAGTAGCTCTTATTTCTCCAGTTGTTCCTGAAGCTGCGGTTCCTACTCCTAAAGAATCTAATTGAGTATCTTCGAATTCTACGTTACTTGCTGTACCTAGTCCTAAAGAAGTTCTAGCAGTAGCCCCAGATTCTGCAACCCAAGTTGATCCATTACCAACAATTATATTACTGTCGGTTTTTGCTAAACCACCTATTGCAGTTAGGTCTGCATCATATGCTTGAACATCAGTTCCGATAGCTACACCAAGAGAAGTCCTAGCAGTAGAACCACTTTCTGCAACCCAAGTTGATCCGTTACCAACAATTATATTACTGTCGGTTTTTGCTAAACCACCTATCGCAGTTAGGTCTGCATCATAAGCTTGAACATCAGTTCCGATAGCTACACCAAGAGAAGTCCTAGCAGTAGAACCACTTTCTGCAACCCAAGTTGATCCGTTACCAACAATTATATTACTGTCGGTTTTTGCTAAACCACCTATTGCAGTTAAATCTGCATCATAAGCTTGAACATCAGTTCCAACAACTAGACCAGAAAAATTATCATTGATTTGATAAAGACCAGTATTTGTTGCAACACCATCAAGATAAATAATTTTATATCCTTTATCTGTAGTTGAGAAAGTAACCGTTGCTCCTGAACCTGTTGCTGCTTTTAATTGTACTGTGTAAGCACCTGACGTGCCATTTTTAACTATGTAAAAATTTTCTGTAAGAAGTGGCCAAGTTATAATTCTGTTTCCAGTTATTGATCCTGTTAATTCTATAACTCTTTGTTGAGCAGTACCTGTTAAAGCACCGTTATCTATGTCTAAAGTTGTAGTCCCTGCACCACCAGCAGTAGAAACTTGTAAAACACCACCCGTGAGTTGTTCAATAAGACTTAAATTTGCGTTAGTTTTTGTTCCCCAAGTACCAGCGTTTTCGCCAGTTGCCATTAATTCTAAACCAAGATCTGTAAATGTTGATGCCATAAATTTGTTCTCCTAAGCTACATGTGTTATATCTGTATACGATGTATTCCCTACTATGTCAACATCTTGATACCCCAGTACAATAACGTTTCCTACGCTAGATGTTGTTGATACTCCAGTTAAACCCATTACATCTGAAGGTGAAATTGAACCTACTGCAGACGTTGTTGATAATCCTGTTAATGGAACTCCTATTTCAGGAACAATAGATCCCACTGAAGACGTTGTTGATACTCCAGTTAACGGAACCCCTATGTCGGAAAGAAGAGATCCTACTGAAGAGGTAGCCTGTTGACCTGTTAAAATTTGTGTAATTTCAATATTAAAAGAACCTACAGCTGAAGTTGCTGATTGACCAGTCAGTTGTGCTTCTTCGTTTGACGTAACTGTTACTGATCCAACTGCGGAATCTGCGTGTACTCCAGCTGGAGTTAATGCAATTCCAGTAAATAAAATTACACTACCTACGGTAGTAGTTGCTGATTGACCTGTTGGAGTTAACGAAAGACTAGTTGTTGGAGACAATGATCCAACTGCAGAAGTTGTTGAAAGTCCAGTTAGACCTACTGTCTGTTCATCTATTGTACCTATAGAACCTAATGCAGAAGTTGCTAACTGTCCTGTAGGTGTTAATGAAAGACTGGTTGTCGGAGATAATGACCCAACTGTTGAAGTTGTTGATTGTCCTGTTAGACCTACTGTCATAGCATCTATAGAAGCTATAGAACCTAATGCAGAAGTTGTAGCTAAACCTGAAAGAGTAACGTCAAGAGAAGACTCACCCCAGTTTTCAGCACCCCAAGTATCTTGTCCCCAACCTGCTGTTTGTTCAACACTGGTTGTAAGTGAACCGATTGAAGTTGCTGATTGTAAACCTGTTAAAGTTAAATCAATGTTTAATATAATGTCGACTGTAGTTGAACCTACTGAAGATGCTGACTGTACACCTGTTATAGGAACTGCAATAGTTTGGTCAGCTATAACACTACCAACACTAGAAGTTGATTGTACACCTGTTAAACCCATTACATCTGCAGGTAAAATTGTTCCTACTGAAGATGTACTTGCTACTCCCGTAACAGGGATAATAAGATCACCTTGTGTGCCCCAAGTGTTTAGTCCCCATGTAGTAAGACCCCAAGAATTTGGACTTTCAGTGTTTGCTTGTCCACCCATTCCTGAGTGGTACTGACAATAATAGTAGAGTTGTGGTGCAGGATTTGCAACTGTAATTTGTGTGTAGGCTCCAGCATTTCCAGGTGTGCCGTTGTAAGTTACACCTGTTGTATACTCTGAACCACCACCATGTGTTCCATTACTTGTTGTAGAAAATTTAAAAGGGTGGCCACTATTAGAATTATCTGATTGATCAAACTTATAAGTAAACCCTTCTCCAAGATTTACAGTTTCTTGTAAAACTGAATCTATATAATACCTATTACCAGAGCCAGGATTACTTACAGTTACTGTAAAGGTTCTGATTACCGACATAAGGTTTTAACCTTATGCTATACGAAGGATAGCGTTAGATGCGTCTGCTGCTGGAAACTCAATTGTAAAAGTTCCGTTTGTTACAACTTTATCTCCACCAAATGCAATTGCACAAACTGCAGGATCACCTGATGCTGTGTCATTGAAAATCAAACAACCGTTTGCTGTAAATGAAGCTGATGTAAAAGAAACGTTAGCAAAATCACAAACTGCTGTATCACCTGATAAAACGGGTGTTACGCTTGTAAGCGCCACGCCTTTAGTAGTATAACCATTTCCGTTAGCTACTTCATTTGAAGTCGTATAAGCCGTAGTTGATTTATTTAGTGTCGCTGAACTTGTATACAGTGCTAAATTAAATGTGTTTCCAGATGATGCTGTAAAATTGTGTATTGCTTTTAAAGCTTCTGTTTTAAAACTGTTACATACTGCTGATGTTATTGCCATAATTTTTATCTCCTAATTTATTTACGGTGAAGGTGATTTGACTTGTATCCTAACAGTACCGTCAGTGTAATCGTCTCGTCTTCTTCTCCCAATTTGCATTCCTGCGAACTGTTGTATTGAAGTTTTATACTTATTCTCATACAATGTCAACATCTCCATAGGACCTTTTAAGAATCCATATGCTTCTGTTAAACACGCATACAATAGCCCTTGTGGAAAGTAATTACTTAGATATGTTGTCGTATTAGCGGCCGATAGTCCTGTTGTTTGTTTATTATAATATATTCTAAATTTGTAAGCAGCATCAGGCGTAGGGGCTATATATAACCCTCCTGAGGTGGTATCCGTTAAACCTGTAGCTCCACCAAACATAGCATAGTATTTAGGAAAACCTGTTACATCTTGTGATGTTAAATCACCCTCTGTTCCAGTTAGTCTATCAGTATACTCAGATAAATATGTTTGATCTTTTTTCTCTAACCAAGTACCTGTACCTGTAGAATTCGTTGTTGAGTTGAATACTTCAACACCTCTAATAAATAATGCACCCGCTGGAGAATTAATTGTATTATTATCTGTAGATAATGTACCTTCTTGTACAAATCTATCAGAGTCCATAGGAAGCTCTATGTTAATTCTATGCTCTGCTTGCATAATAAAATTATCTATTACTGCTTGAGTAAATACAGAATCATCAACTTCAGTGTAATCTCTAATTGTTGTTGTAAGTGTTGCGTATGTATATGCCATAATTAAGC